GATAACAGAGAATTAGCTCTCGAAGATATCAAGTTCGGCCTGCTTGGCGAACAGTGGTCCGCTGAAGATATTGAAGCAAGACGCCGCGAAGGCAAACCAACACTCACAATCAACAAGTTCCCTGCGCACATTAGACAAGTTGTTAATGACGCGCGTCAAAACAAACCAACCATTCGCGCTAGGCCTGTTGATGATTATTCGGATCCAGAGACAGCAGAGATATTAAACGGCCTTATCCGCAATATTGAAGTTAGCAGCAATGCTGACGTTGCTTATGATACCGCGTTGACTCATGCCGTTGCTGGTGGATATCCTGGTTATATCCGTATCAATACACAATACGCCGATTATGAATCATTCGATCAGGATATCGTTATCGAGCGTGTAAACAATCAATTTTCTATCTATGGCGATCCATATGCAACCAGCTCGGACGGTTCTGACTGGAATTGCTGCTTTGTCGTTGACCGGATAACTCTCGACGAATATAAAGAACGTTTCCATGAAGCAGAAGAGAATGACTGGATAGCTGATGATAAGTCAGAATATGAGTGGATTAATGATGATGGCGTTTGGATTGCTGAGTATTGGAAGCGTGAAGATATTGAGAAAACAGTATGCCTGCTATCTGATGGCGATGTTGTTGATGAAGAAGTATATGACAACAATATTGAAATGTTTGAGGCGCTTGGCATCACGAAAACAGATAGCCGGGTGGTTAAATCAAAGAAAGTCACGCAATACATAATCAATAGCAAAGAGATTCTTGAGGAAAACGAATGGGCGGGCAGATATATTCCTATCGTCCCTTGTTATGGCGAAGAAGTTAACATAGAGAATAAGCGCATATTCAAGTCGCTTATCCGTGATTCTAAAGACTCTGCTAGGATGTTGAATTTTTGGCGCTCCACTGCTACTGAATTGGTATCGTCTCAAGCCAAAGCGCCGTTTATCGCCGAAGAAGACACATTGGTCGACTTGCAAAAATGGTCTACTGCTAACACTAAGAATTACGCATATCTTGAGTACAAGAAGGGCCGACCAGCACCACAAAGACAACCATTTGCTGGTGTCCCTGCTGGCGTATTGCAGGAAGCAATTAATAGTTCTGATGATATCCGGGCAACAATGGGCATGTTCGGCGCGTCGATCGGAGAGCAGGATAATGCAGTCTCAGGCCGAGCGATACTTGCCAGACAAAGAGAATCTGACACAGGCACATTCCATTTTATTGATAACCAGGCTCGTGCATTGCGCCAAGTGGGTCAAATCATTGTTGATCTAATCCCGCACGTTTACACAAAAGGGCGAGTCATCCGCATACTTGGTGAGGACAAGAAAGAATCCGAGAACATCAAATTAGGTCAGCCAAAAAGCGAAGAAGACATTAGCAACATCTATGATTTTAGCGTAGGCAAATATGATGTTGTTGTTGAGGTTGGTCCAGGCTACACAACAAAACGTCAGGAAGCAGCTCAACAAATGATTGAGTTTTCCCGCGTTAATCCTGCGGCATCCAGCTTAATTAGTGATCTGATTGCGAAAAATCTTGATTGGCCTGGCGCTGATGAAATAGCAGAGAGGTTCAAAGCAATGTTGCCGCCACAAGTGACCGGAGAAGATCCGCAAGTGCAAGCATTGCAGCAGCAATTACAGCAAGTTCAGCAACAGGCTCAACAAGCCATGCAGCAATTGCAGCAACAACTTGAACAGGTTAGCCAAGATAAGCAAATCGATGTTGAGAAGGTAAAAATTGACGCTTATAACGCCGAAACTAATCGGCTTAAAACTGTCAGCACATCAATGACACCAGAACAGATACAAATGATGGTTATACAAACAATACAGAATTTAATGCAAACGCCGGACATAACTCCAGGCCAAGATCAACAGATTCCGCCAGAAATGGCACAACAAGAGGTGTTACAACAATGAGCGATGATATCGAGACGACCAGTCCAGAGCTAGAAACGCTAGTCGAGGAAGTCGAGCAAGATGTATATGAAGATGATCAAGAAGTAACTGAAGATACGGAATCAGAGGACTCGGAAGAGCAACCGGAAGAGACTGTAGATGACAGCGAAGAAATTGAGTTTAACCAGAAACAATACAAGCTACCGAAAGATATCGCGGTCGCTGTTAAGGATATGCAAAAAGACTACACGGTCAAAACGCAATCATTAGCAGAACAGCGAAAAACTTTTGAGTCGCAAGCTCAATTTCATCAGGCGCATATACAAGAAATCGCTGAGGTGGTCGCGCTTAATAAACAACTTGAGGAGTTTAAAAAGGTAGACTTGTTCGCGCTTAGTGAACAGGACCCGGTTAAGGCTCAACAGCTAATGTTTTATAAAAGCGGACTTGAAGAGCAGCGGAACATGCTTGCTCAATCAATCTCACAGAAAGAACAGAATTTAGCTCTCGAAAAGCAGCAAGAAATTGCCAAGCGTATAGAGGAAAGCGAGTCTGTATTACGTAGAGATATTAAAGACTGGTCACCAGAACTTGAGGGCAATTTGCAGCAATTTGCAGTCTCGAAGCTAGGGTTTGATATAAATGATGTTAAATCGTCTAAAGCAGATCCAAGACTTTATAAATTGCTACATTTAGCCTATGTCGGGAATCAGATAATACAGAAACAACCTGCGAAGCCTAAAATAGTGCAGCAAGCCAAACCAGTGACCACGCTTAAATCTGGTGGTGATAAGTCTTTACGCAATCCAAAAGACATGTCTCAAGCTGAGTATGCAAAATGGCGGCGCAAGGGTTACGCATGATCTAACGCAGTGATGCGCTGATCATTTCCACTAATGCAATAATACGCCGTGAGGCTGTAAGGAGATTTAAAGATGGCTAATACCTATAAGTTTATTGACATGGTAGCGCGAGAAGCGTTGACCGAGTTACACGAACAGTGCGAACTATTGCAGACTGTTGACCGTCAGTACGATGATTCATTCGGAAAGAGTGGAGCTAAGATTGGTGACACTCTGCGCGTTCGCAAGCCTAACGAATTCAACGTTCGTACAGGTAACGCGATGCAGATCAGCCCAGTCACTGAGGAAACACAAACTATCACTATGTCGACATTGAAAGGTGTTGATATGGAGTTCAACTACACGGATAGCTTGTTGAAAACTGATTCCCCGAAAGATGTTGCAATGTTCACCAAGCGCTACATTCGTCCGGCAATATCGAAGTTGATTTCTATCGTTGAATCTGAGGCTATTACCTACTACACAAAAGCCACTGCGCAAGTCGCCGGGACTGCTGGTAGTGCAATCGCTAACTTGTCAACTCCTAATCTAGCAAGGGCAAAGCTGAATCAAAAAGCCGCTCCTAAGACTGATAGGCATGTGCAGATTGACTCTGTAACGATGGCCTCGTTAGTTGCTGGCGTGCCATCGTACTTCAATCCTCAAGCTGATCTAAGCCGTCAATATCGCGAGGGTTTCGTTACCCGGACCGCTATGGCTGATTTTCACGAGAATGAGCGCTGCTGGACATTGCCTAATGCTGCTGACGTTGTTGGCGAGATCAACAATGGCACATTGACAAGCGGCATTACTACTCTAACCGTTGACGGATTATCGGCCGCTCCTGTTGCTGGTATGGTGTTCACTGTTGGTGCTGGATCTGGTGAAACTCCAATCCTTGATGTTCATCCAGAAACAAAGGTAGCCTATGCTCACTTGAAGCAATTCACTGTTGTTTCGGCTACTACGACCAGCATCACATTCACGCCAGCAATGATCTATGACACAACTGATCCGCGTCAGAACTGTTCTGGAACCCCTGCCGATAACGCTGACATTACTTTCGTTGGCGCTGCTTCAACAAACTATGTTCAACCGATTATGTACCATAAAGAAGCATTCCAGTTTGTTAATGCCCCGCTGGAAATTATGGACGATGCTGATAAATGCTCGGTTGAAACCCGTGAAGGAATGTCGCTACGAGTATGGCGAGGATCTGACATCAGCAATAACCGCCGAGTGTTGCGTATTGATATGCTCTATGGTTTTGCTGCATTAAGACCTGAATGGGCTTGTAG